TTACAGTGTATCCATTGCTGGAATCGATTGTACCCTTTTCATAAACACACTGTCAAGCATGTACTGTTGTTTTTCGTACACACCCAGTAGCCATCCTACAGAGAAGTCATTCTTAACGCGAACGAATGCGTAGAAGTCACACTCTTGGGTTGTGTTTAGCTTAGCGATAGAACACTCGTAGGTATCTAAAGGCTTAACAGATGTCTGCTTTGTTTTCACATCCACTGTTTTACCGTTGCACAGTATAAGGTCATAGTCATAGGTGTTAGCAAGAACACCACCCATCACCTTCTGTGCAACGGCCTCACCAATGAAGCCAGCAATGTTGCCAGCCCCATTGATGATGGAGTTACGAAGTCTGCCCATCTCTGCTGCTTTGTCTCGCGCTTCAACGAGCATGTCACCTGTAACAATTACTTCAATCACTTCTTACCACCTATATGGTTCATTTCACCAATGTGAATCTTGACGAAAGGTAACATGATGATGATGCCAACAAAAGCAAACAAACCATCTTCAACTTCATCAGTGTCTGCAACGTAGCAGATTGAATCGTTGAACTCAATGTCTAGGCCGAAGCCTTGTCGCATTTCTACAAGCATCATGGTTGACGATCCTCATAAAGTGTTTTAGCAATGATGTAGTTCTTCACCAAGCTGCTACGCACAATGTCATCCATACCAAACTCAAAGCGACTGAACTCTTTCATATGTTGAACAATGTCCAAGAACTTTGGTAAGCCTGTCTTGTCATCCTTCTTCTTCAAGTCAGTCTGTCGAATGTCACCACAGTAGATAATCTTCGATGTATGACCGACACGAGTAACGATGGTGTCAAGTTCTTCAAACGTCATGTTCTGAATCTCGTCAGACAACAAGATTGAGTTGGTAAAGGTTGTGCCGCGAATAAAGCTGGTAGAGATGAACTCAATATAGCCTTGCTCAGCCAAACGATCCCATGCATCCTTGCGGTTGAATAGGTCTGCACAGATTTGACGATAGGGCTGGATGAATGTCTCCATCTTCTCGTTAGCATCGCCGGGCAAGAAACCCATGTCACGGCTTTGTACAGAGCTACGAACAATGACAACCTTCTTATAAGGACTGGTCTTGTCCATCACTTCTTCAAGCGCTTTATACAGGGCAATGTATGTCTTGCCTGTACCAGCTACACCATGTAGACACATGAAGTAATCACCAGCGTTATAAGCATCAAAGAATTCCTTCTGCTTTGCTGTCTTAGGTTGAATAGTAGCCATGTCGTCAAGACGTACACGCAAACTATTGTTCTTTGTAGCTGGTGCTGGTGCGTCAGGGATGACGTGAGGCGCTACTCGTTTCTTCGTTACCATCGATACTTCCTTTGGTTGTTAAGAAGCCCCGACATGGGGCTTCTTAGGGGACATTATAAGCTAGTTCCAATCTCTACAAACTCAAAACTGAGTTGCCAGAGATGTGTATAGTTAGGTTGCTCACGAAGCCATTCAAAGAACTTGTCTTGTGCTTCAGAGATAGTGTTTGCTTTGACATGCAAAACACCCTTGAAGATGTTGTTCTGACTGTTATAGCTAACAGTGAAGTTTCTCATGCTGCCCTGCCCCACACATCATCCCATGTACCAGTCTGAGCACCCTTGCTGTAGTCTGTAACCTTCTGTTCAAAAAAGTTTGTGTGTGATGTACCAAGCATACCATCAACCCAAGGTAAAGGGTTCTTCTTAATCTTGTAGATACCCTTCATACCCATAGCAATCAATCGACGATCTGCAATGTAGCGGATATAGTCTTTCACTTCTTCTTTGGTAAGCTTCTCAACTTCCACCATACCAAAAGCAAGATCAATGAACTGGTCTTCAAGAGCAACCATCTGTTTAGCAATCTCTTTAATCTGTTCAGGTGTTGTCTCATCTTGGTGGTGTTTAACATATTCACGATATACCTTAATCATTCCTTCTGCATGCATAGTCTCGTCAAGGATGGACCAGCTAATAATTTGACCAAGCCCTTTCAGCTTACCGTTACGTGCAAAGTTGAGCAACATAACAAAGCTGGAGAACAACTGCATACCTTCACCGAATGCAGAGATGACAGCAATCTTCTCAGCCACTGGTGCAGTGTTCAAGCGTTGCAGATAGTCATGCTTCTCAACCATCTCAGCATACTGCAAGAACTCGTTATAGGTTGATTCAGGCAAACCCAATGTTTCGATCAAGTGTGCATAGGCTGCAACATGCAAAGCTTCACGGGCAGCAAACCCACTCATCATCATTCGCACTTCCGGTTGACGGAACAGAGGAATGTAATGGTCGTGGTAACCACTGCCAATGTCCAAGTCACCCTGTACAAAGAAGCGAAGAATCTTAGTCAGAAACTCTTGCTCATCTTTACCTAGTTTCTTGTAGTCCTTTACGTCCTCTGACATAGGCACTTCAGTGTGCAGCCAATGCGACTGCTCGTGTTGCAACCATGCGTCATATGCCCACTGGTAGAGCATAGGTTTGAACGTGGTACGTTCTTGTGTAATGTCGGGTTTAGTCTTTGTCATATGTTTATCCTTCGCAAGCTAAGCAGCTATCACCGTCTGCAATGGTCTTCAAATCAATTTCATCTTCAATGCGTTGACGTTTAATCTGTGCACCAACCTTGTCTGCCTTCTTCACCTTCTCACTGCGAAGATAATACAGGCTCTTCAGTCCACTCTTCCATGCAAGGAAGTGAACGCTGTGCAGATACTTCACAGACACGTTAGCAGGGAAGAACAGATTAACCGACTGTCCCTGATCGATGTACTTCTGACGATCTGCTGCAAGTTCAATCAACCAACGCTGATCAATCTCCATTGCTGTCTTATACACTTCTTTCAACTGGTCAGGCACATCCAGATGCTGGATAGAACCATCGTTGCTGATAATGGAAGCCCACGTGTCGTCATCATCTTTACCGATCTGTGCAAGCTCAGCCTTGAGGAAACGATTCTTGTACACGAATGCACCAGATAATGTATCTTGACGGAATACGTTAGCGCGATAAGGCTCGATTGACGGGGATGTATTACCCATGATCAAGCTGCTGCTGGCATTGGGAGCAATAGCAGTCCAATGGCTGAAGCGACGACGAATGCCACTGAGATGTGCGTCAGGGCATTCACCACGTGACGTAACCAAAATAGCATCACCAATCGTACACTGTGCGTGGATGTGTTTGAAGATTTCATTGTTGTAACTCTTAGCCATGACACCATCAATGGCAACACCCTTCTTCTGCAAGAAAGCATGGAAGCCTAGTGTGCCAATACCGATGCTACGTTCCATGATAGCGCTGGCACGAGCACGAGCAATAGTGTCTGGTGCATTGTCAATAAAGTATTGCAACACGTTGTCCAACATCTCCATAACGTCAAGGATGAACTGCTTATCTTTTTTCCATTCGTCATAGTATTCCAGATTCAATGAAGACAGGCAGCATACGGCTGTACGCTTCTCGTTTGTCGGCAAGAAGATTTCAGTACAAAGGTTACTACCGTTGATGGTGAAGCCTTTGTCTTTCAACCAAGATGGCAAAGCTTTGTTGGCTGTGTCGATGAAGATGAGATAGGGTTCACCTGTCTGCATACGCAGGTCCAAGATCTTCTGCCACAGATACTTAGCTGACACTGTCTCAACCACTTCACCATTGGCGGGGTTGACCAGATTGAAGCTGTCGTCTGTGTTGTCATCTTTCATGCATCGTTCAATGATGTTCATGAACTCGTCAGACATGTTGATACCGTGGTGCATGTTCAGGGTACGAACGTTCTGATCACCAGTAGGCTTACGCATCTCCAAGAACTGGATGATGTCGGGGTGATTGATGTTGAGGTAGGCAGCATAGCTACCACGGCGTGTACGTCCTTGACGGTAGGCCAATGAACTAGCATCATAGATTTTCAAGTGAGGCATAACACCAGTGGACTTGTCGTCACTGTTACGGATGCCAACGTGAACACCGACACCACCACCCATCATCGAGAGCCAGTTAGTCTCTGAAAGATTATCGACCAAACCTTCTGCACTATCATCCATATAGTTAAGAAAACAGCTAATAGGCAGCCCGCGCTTAGAGCGACCAAAAGATAGGATAGGAGTAGAATAGCTGAGCCAATGTTTACTAGAGTAGTCATACAGTCGCTGAGCATGTTCTTGATTGCTGGCAAATGCTGCTGATACAAATGCAAAACGTTCTTGTGGAGATTGTTCATCATCTTTCATGTAGCTTTCTTTAAGACGCTGTAGTCCGAGTTCATCAAACAATGCGTCACGAGATAGGTCAATGTTAACCTTGAATGTCATTTAGTAGTACCTTAGTTTTAGAGGAAAAGAAAGCAGCCGAAGCTGCTTAGGGATGGGGTAGGAGTTATACCACTTAGCGTAGATCGCCGCTGCCTTGAATGACATCGCGTTGTTGTCTAGATGACAGCTTCTCTAGGTTGTGTTCAGCCACCTGAGACAACATCCATCCGTGGTCTTTAGCAACCGCAGCAACCTGCCACAACACATCACCAAGTTCTTTCTTGATGTGCATATTGTATTCGCTAACATCGCCCCCATCTCGGCGGTGCTTTGCTGCCTTGCCTGCCACTTCACCAGCCTCAGCTAGTAAATTCAATAGCGCATACTCGCGATCTGCTGTAGGTAAACGAAAGGTCATTGCTGACCGTTGGTATTCATCTAAGTTCATTCTGTTTCCTTTGTTGGTATTGCTGTCTTACCCATCTCAATACCTTCTTTGATGCAATCAAGCAGGGCTTTGCGGATAAGAAACACAATGGCTTCTTGGTCAAGATTGACGCTGAAGTCTGCTGATCCAT